ACATTAGTGGCTAATCCAATACGCAACGACCAAGTTATATTAGCAACAACAGCCGCATTGTCTGCAACACCAAAACGCCTACGCGATAACAATATTGCTGTTGCCAGTGTATTCAATATTGCTACAAGTGCAAGTCGAGTATTCAATGTTGGATCTAGCGAAACAGCCGCATTCAATATCACTGCGACTAACCGTCGTACGAGAAATTCACAAGCCGCTATTACTGCGGCTTTTTCATCAACTCTAACAGTTAGAGAAACAAGTGGACTATCGGCTAATTTAACAACAACTGCTACATTAACAGCAACAGCTATTAGAGCGATTAGAGTTGTAGGAGACAGTACTATTCAAGGTCAGATTATTACATCAAGTGGTAGTGTGCTTCAAACAGATATCTATCCAAACTACAGCCAAGTTACATTGGCTACACCGGCATAAGGAACGACTATGACAGCATTAATTTCCAATAACGGTGAATTTGGCAATGGTTTAAAGTTTGAAGCAAGAGCTAGTGGTCATGCACTTAGTCATGGTCCAGTATATGGTTCGGCTGGCTATTTGGCTTTAAGATTAAGTACCAATAATAATGATACAACAGTATATCTACACTCTAGTACAGATGGTGTAACATGGAATAATCAAAGTCATAATATGACTATTCCATTTGCATATATTACAAATATCAAATATATAAATGGCAAATATTTTATATTTGGTGATAATGGATCTGCTGGCTCAACATTCTACCTCAGTTATAGTACTGATATGGTCAATTGGACCAATATTTCAAATAATACTTTAACTGGTAGTGCGCTTACTGATATTACTTTTTCAAATAATTTATATCTATTAGCATTTACATCAGGTCTTGAAGGTTATGTTTATTCTAGTAGTAATTTAAGTACTTTCACTTTAAGAACAACATTACAACGAGATGGAAGTGGATCAACAGTTTCACAAAGTATTGGCCTTACTAGATTTGCTACAAATGGTACCAATACCGTTATTATGGGCGTTGAAAGAGATAATTCTTCAAGTGGGGGAAAGTTATATCCAATTTATTCTTATTCATCAAATGGAACAACATGGTCTTCTAAAGGAGTTATCGGTCCTAGGGGAGGCGGATCAGCCATAGATAAAAATCCATATGATATAGCTTCACTTGGTGGCACATCATTTATCATGGTTGGTTCAGGTGGTATGATTTATATTAGTGCCAACATGAGCACTTGGACAGCTACAACTAGTGGCACATCAGCAGATCTTTATAGTGTTAATTACGCCAATAGCAAATATGTTGTATATGGTGGGCCAAGCCTTGTACTAACCAGTTCAAATGGTAGCACATGGACGAGTCAAACATTACCTATTGTACAAAATGATGATATTTTATATAACAGTAATGGCGCAGATCGATATTCTAAACCTGTTTATACAAATTCAAAATGGACTGTAGGAAATTATATTAGTTCTGACAATGGATCCACTTGGTCTATATTAGATTATCAAATTCCAAATAAACAACCATTTATCAAATATCCTAATGATTCCGCTTGGGATACTTGGAAAACTATGGATTGGTGGGTGTATGTACCAACCTACAATCACCCTAATATATACACCACTTATGCCATAGCCAGCAAAAGAGGTTCAACATCCAATACTACATGGAGTGTTTATCTTGAACAAAATCAAATTGGTAGTGGAAGTTTAACTTTAAGATTTGCTTGGAATAGTTCAGTAAAGTATAGTTTCTACATCTATAATACATTTAATTATAATGCTTGGAATCACATGCGAATTGTGTCTGATGGCACTAATGGAGCATTTTATCTTAACGGCACAAGAATTAGTGGTTCAGATTTTAGTAATGGTGGTGCATCAACTAGTATTATGACTACTCCATCGTCTTGGGGCGATGGCACAGATACATTAAATGTTGGTTATACTGTAATAGGTGCTGAAAATCAATATTCAAGATTAGTTGATTACTATATTGATGAGTTAATGATTACTCAAGAAGTAATTAATAGCCCAAATGCAACTAGTATCACAGTTCCAACTAGACCTTGGCAGAATAACGAATATACCAGTATCTTATTGCATTTTGATACAAATTTTGAAGATGATCCAAATACACCAATAAGAAATGCTACTGCATTTGTTGACGCCACATTTACTGAAGTAACCAATGCCAGCAAGATTGTTAAAACACCTGTTGCATTGTCAACAACTGCAAGTCAAACAACAAATGGTACTAAGGCTGTTAATACCAGTGCAAGTCTTAGTGCAACAGCATCACTCACAGCAACTTTAAGTAGAACAAAACAATTTAGTGCAAGTCTAGTTGTTGCGGCAAGTGAATTAACAGCCAATGCAAGAACAAGAGGCTTTGGTGCAATATTAACATCAACAGCCGTTGTCAGTGCTACACCAACTAAACAGTTTGGTGCATTTACAGCCTCACTATCAGCAACAGCCAGCTTGTCAGGAAATCTAGTTAAGATTAAAGAGTTTAGTGCAAACCTAGTAACAACTGGTTCAACATTAATTGCTGACACAAGAACACGCGGGGATGGCGCAAACTTAACAGCAACAGTCACTTTAACCACTAGTGCCGTAAGAACTAGAAGAACAGCAGTTGCACTAACAACAACAGCTACAGTAACAGCACAAACAAATAGAATTAAACAGTTTAGTTCTAATTTAGTTGTAGGCGCAAGTGAACTAACTGTAGACCAAAAAACAGCTAGAACTAGTGTTACACTATCAACAACAGCGGCATTGTCATCAACAGCCAAACGAACAAGAAGTGGTACTGCAACTATAAGTTGCCAAGCCAACATCGTTGTTGAAGCAAGCCAATCTAGAATTATTGGTGCTAACTTATCTACAACATCATCGCTATTTGTATCTAGTGGTAATGTTGTAAGAACTAGTGCTAATTTACAAGTTGGTGCATTTGCTATATCAACAGGCCGTGTATTAAACATTGTTGATAGTCCAACCTGGATTGTGCCTGCTGAAAATACTACTTGGGTCATTGCTCGCGAATCAACAGAATGGATTATTCCATATGAAGAAAGAACATTTACATTTTAAGGAAATAAATCATGTCAAACGGATTTGAACAAATTAATCAAACATTATGGATTACAAAAGATCCAAGTGCTGTCTTACCTTATACATTTGATTGGAGTCAATGGTTACCAACAGGTGATAGTTTGGCAACAGCACAATATACCATTACTGCTCGTGTAAACGATCCAGATCCATTAGTCAAAGTTACAGAAGGAATTGATGGCAATAAAACTTTTGTAGAGTTAGAAGCTGGACAAAGTGGTAAAAGTTATATTGTAACTGTTAAGATTACAACTGATAACGGTCTTGAAGACAGCAGATTCTTTAGAGTCAAAGTAGAACCTCGTTCAGCCTAATCTAAATCAAATCAAAATCCATGCTTGTAAATAGAGCATGGATCCAAAAGAACTTAGACAAAAACTCGAGCAAGTAGCCGAACTTAAAGACCGCAAGCCTCTTAGAAGTGCTAATCATAGACCCGCGATTGAATATATTACAGAAGTAGATGAAGACGGCGAGGAATATCAAATTCCAGTTGAAATCAAAGATAATCCAACGCTAGGTTATGAACTTGTTAAGGTTAAAGAGCAACATAGACTTTGTGAATTAGGTTGTGGAGAAGTAGTTACAAATCAAATAATTGAACTTCGTTTTGTTCGAACACCACAACCACATTGGCGTACTCGTTGCAGAAATTGTGATTGCTATGTAAGTCCAGATGGCAAGGGCTTTATAAAAGGCAGTCATACTGTACAAAATGCTTATGGTAGATATTTTAATTCAAATAAAAATAATCCAAAAGATGAGTCGTTATCTCCAGGAACGGTGCGTATAGTTGAATACGATGATTATACTGAAATAGTCACAAATAACAACATAATTAAGCGATACAAATAAATAAAAGTGTTAGGCAGGTATGCTAGTACAAGGCTGGCATGATTGATGGCATATCAATCTCCGTTATAAAGGGTTACAGCCATTACCCTATTCTCTGAAAATCCTGCCTAACACCTTTTTTACCAAACCGCTTTTCCAGCGGTTTTTTTTGTGTTAAACTAAATACTATACAGAGGCAAACAAATGGCAAAATTCCCTAGGCAAATTCCTACAATAATAACTCGCACAGGTTAAATTCGTGTGCCCGTAATCCGTTCTGATGTGTGACGGTAAGGAACTGCGTTGTACAGTGGACTCAATCACTATCCTTTACAGGACGAAGATGGTAAAGACCTTGCCATTTGATTGTTTGAAAATATTATACAAGGCCAAGTGAGTAGGATAAACACGGGGTAAAACCTAACCTACAAAGTATTGAATCGCACCATCCATAGTGCCAATACTTGCGTTGATGGACTTTAAATGGGAGACAGCAAAACCTGCCCAGCCGAAAGGTAGTTATATGGATTCTGAGGATGGCATCATCTTTTTATTTTACGCCGTAACTGGCGTGATTCTGACTCCAACATCATACTTAATTAAAACAAATATCTAAATTAGTTTGAAAGAAAGAAAATAACTTGAGCGCAAGCGAAAGTTAGAGCGAAGCATTCGCTCTTATAAGTTCAAGTAATATTCACAGTTCTTAATTAATCTTTCATCTTTAAGATTTAGTTCGAGAGCTAGTGCTCCATAATGAATGGCTTGTTCTTTCATACCTAGGTGATAAGCAGATAATGCGGCAAGATCATAGGGTTTCCATGACCACGGATCATTGCTAGATGTAAACACATATTCTCTTTGAGTAATAGTCAAACACTGAGTTGCGGCATAATAGCATTCATGCCACTGACCAGTTTCATAGCAGGCTTGTGCTAGATCTAACCAAGTGTCACGAATATATCTGCTGGTATCTACAGCCAATCTCAAATGCTTGAGTGCTTCTTCCTTATTACCTAAATTCAAATAACAACGGCCCATATGACGCAGAGCAAAACTACGCTCATGATGCCAAGTAGCATTGGGTAATGTCAAATATCTAGTCCACTCCTTAATGGCTAACAACCACTGCTTTGTGTAAAAGTATTCACGACCCAAATACCAACTGTCTCTTGAGCTGTATGGATCTTCCTTGATGGCAGCTTCAAGCATGGGCAAATACTGTCCACGGCTTTTGCTAGTATCAGGATGGTGTTCTGTTAGGATATCTTCGGTAATGCTCCATACTTCTTTAATGCGTGGATCAGGCTCAATCATTTCGTGTATCAAATGCCTCCAGGTATAGCCTGTTCTTTTATGTACTTTAGTACAGTTGTATATTTCGCCTTGATTGTCGAACCTGTACTGAAGTCTAGTAATGTCTGATTTCCAATTGCGTTCAATAGATTCACGCCAACCCGGAGTCATTACTTCATCTAAATCTAGTGCAACACACACATCTATGTCTTTTGGAACAAGGCCTAATGCTATGTTACGAGCTGTATCAAAACGCCAAGGATTGACAGTTATCCTATACACTTGTATACCTAGACTTAGTGCTAGGTCAGCAGTACCATCTGTAGATCCTGTATCAACCAGTACAATGCAATCTGCATCCTTGCATGATTCATAAAAGCGTTCTACAAAATGTCGTTCATTAAGGCTGATGGCATACACGCATATCTTCATAAAATATTCCTCTATATTAGTGTGGGATAAATATATTTAAGAGAAAGAGGAAAAACAATGGCCAAACTCGAATACGCACGAATAGACATGCTGACACTAATAAATGTCAGTCAATTTGGTATGACCACATTGGATAGACCACATACCTATGATAGTAATATACAATGGATTAAAAATTTACCTGATGTAGAATACAGAGAGGATTATCAATGCTTTTTTGTTCTTAAAGGTAGTCCTAGTCAAACTGCTATTGTAATGAAATTAGGAGATATCTTTGACTAAACTACGACCAAAAGATATTAAGGCCACTAGAGAACAAATACTTGCCGAACAAAATGGACTGTGTGCCATCTGCTGTGAACTAGTCAAACCAGAAGAAGCTGTGCTGGACCATGATCACAAGTCAGGTTATATTCGTGCTGTATTGCATAGAGGTTGCAATGCCTATATTGGACACATGGAAAACAACATGGCTAGAAATCGAATAAGTTCAAATCGACTTAACCAAATACTAACCAATTTCCAATATTACATCAACACGCACCGTTTATTGGTGCATCCAACACATAAAACACCAGAAGAAAGAAAAGAACGAGCAAAGAAACGAGCTCGAGCAAAACGGGCAAAAAAATAACCTTTTTTGTTGACTTGTATAAATATATTATATATAATTAACACAATGAGATTAAGAGCGGTGAGATTACTACGAAAGGAGAAGTCTCCGGATAAGCCGCTCACCAAATAGGAGAAAAAATGGTTGATATTACAATAACATCAAATTTAGACTGCAAAGCTAGGCTAAAGCCTGGACGCAGAGCCAAACCTAAAGTTAAATCAACTTGGGTCCGCCGTGCGCCTCGTCCGAATGTTTGGGTAGTAGGTCCTGATGAAGACCGCCATAGAATGTATCAGCCTTGGTTAGTCAGTAAGGCCCAAGCCAACTTCCGCGGTGAAGAATGGGCACTAGAATTTGAAGAATATTATCAATTGTGGAAGAATGATTGGGACAACAGAGGCCGCCAACCCGACGACATGTGTATGACTAGAATAGACAAAGAAGGTGCATGGGCTGTAGGCAATGTTCATGTTATAACACGCAGAGAACATTTAATAGAACAAGGCCGTAGCCGCAAAGGCCAAGCAATGATTTATAAACCCCGTTACACTAAACTAAAGGTATAATATGCGAATAATTTTAATGGCTGCATTATTAACATTAACTGGTTGTGCTAGTGCTCCTGGATTTTTATCTGCTATGTATGACAGTCAAGATTTGTGCCAACGCACAGAATTAATTGAACGAGGACAATATCCTAGTTATTGTGGTGCTGGTGCTAGTAGATATGTTACACGGGACTACACTACAGGCCGTTATCTAACTGTTACAAAGGTACAAAAATGAAAACTATACGCTATCAAAAGATGACTAAAATGGACCCTAGAGATGGGGTTAAATACTCAACAACCTATGTCAAACAAACACTAAATCAGCGCAAAGAACTGTGCAGACATATTAAAACTGTCATAACAGAAATTAGTGATGCCATAGAAGGCCGTGAAGACTTAATGGATTTTGTGCGTACCCCGCTTAAAGGTTTTAAAACAACTACAGGGCAAAACCGCACTACAACAGACATACTAACAGACATGGTAAATGAAGCCAAGGGCAAGATGAAAAATGGTATGCCCAAGGACTTTGCACTAGCACCAATAGAGCGTTGGAACAAACTGTTTGAAGGTACTGACTATGCCATAGATCTAGTTCAAACATTTAACGCACCCAGCAATAACTTTGCTGATCTTGTGGAGAGTATGGACGATGATGAACAGGGACTTTGACCCGTATGACATATTGATGGAAGTAATGGAAAGGCTTAATCGCTTAGAACATGCTCACAACAAACTGGCCAATGCATTTCAAAAAACAGAACGCGAACTTAACATAGCATTACAAAGCATCAAGCATTTACAACAAAGCCACATGGTAATACTAAGCAATCAAGTCAAAGCCGAAGTTGTACTAGATAAGCTGAGATAAATAAGTATGTTAGAGTTTTAGTAGGCTCTGGCATTTAATCCTATATTTCTTAATACGAAAAGTGAAAAGCCCTCTTTTATGGGGGCTTTTTCACGACTACTATAAATACTAGATGGAAGATAATACGCCACAATCTGCCGCGACTGAAGCAAATGAAAACATTGTTCAAGGCGAAGCATTGAATTTAAAGCCTGGACCTAAACCTAAAGAACTAGTTGAAGCAACCTATATGGGTATTCCTGTTGGTCGCGATAAGAAGGTCATAGACCCAGAAGAAGTTGAAAAACTAGCCGCTTTAGGTTGTAGGGATAATGAGATTGCTAACTTTTTTGGCATTAAAGAAGACACTCTACGCTATAATTTTGCGGATAATCTCACAAAAGGGCGCGAAGAGTTAAAGATAACTTTAAGGCGTGCCATGCTGAATAATGCATGTAAGAACATGAATGCCGCTGTTCAAATCTTTCTAGCTAAAAACATATTAGGCATGCAAGACACTCCAGTTGATAGTGATGCAAATAAGCCTTTACCATGGAGCGATGAATAATGGCCTCAACTAATGAAAGAGTAGCAGTACTAGAAACTAAGGTAGATGACCTTAAGCAAGATGTCACACTTATGCGTAAAGAAAACCGTGATGACCATGCAACAGTTATCAGCAAGTTAGAACGCTTGGAAGGTTATCGTAATTGGTTTATGGGTGCAACTGCTATTGTTACACCAGTACTGATTATTTTAGCTGAAAAATATTTAAAATAATGCCGTTAAGTGCCGCACAACAAGAAGTAGTTAAGTCAAAAAAACGCTTCAGGACTATTATAGCCGGGAGGCGTTGGGGGAAAACTACTTTGGCTATTAGAGAATTATGCTTCCATGCTAAAGAACCTAATGTAAATGTATGGCTTGTTGGTCCTAGCTATCGTAGCATTAAAATGGTGGCCTGGAAACAGCTTAAACATAAACTTCTTGATTTGCGTTGGGCCGCT